CTATTTTTGATTTACTAAATTACTAATAGTTATAATCTTACGAGCGATAAAGTTATCGCCACTCTGCAAAGGTAAGTATCTTGATGCGGTTCTACTCATAGGGTATACCACAAAACTTGCATCGCTGATTCCATTCACGTTGGTATCAGGTATCAGCAAGTTTAATATCTGTGATGCGATATTATCAACTATGGATAAATCGTTAGTCCTGTATTGCTCACTATAAATATCAATAGTGACATTTACTTGATTCTGAAAGTTGTGATTAGTGTTATTTGCAGTTTCTGAAATGTCCGAAATAATCACATAATTCTTAGGAGGTGTATTGAAAGGTGATTGACCATAAACAGGAACATTCACGCTATTGTACGAAAGATTCCCGTTCAATGCGGATATATATAAAGTCCTGACGCTATTTGCGCAATCAATCATTTAGGATGTCTTTAATTCGTTTAACGAGTGGCGGAGTATATGCTTCAATAGATGGAACCATAAAAGGTCTTGCAGGAATCCTACCTTGACCATTTTTATAGAATTGCTTTGCAAGTGCTTGCCATTCTTCATCTAAACTTGGAACATAAGATGCAGCATATTGACCAGTCCCGAACTCTAAATATGCAGCGTAATTTGTCTGTGCTACAAGATTATAAGACAAAAACTGCTCCTTCTTAAGGCTGATTGATGCTCTCATTCTTCCTGAATCCACCGGTGCCAAATTCTTCGCACTTGTAGCCATCAATTCACCGTGTGCAGCAATCTCTGCATCAATTTCAGCAGTTTTCTCATCCACAGTATCCTTCAAGTCATTTAATATACTGCGCAATTGCTTATCGTCAAATGATATGTTAAATCCCTTGGCCATTAAATCACAACTTGCTTATACTGATGATAATGTAACCCATCCCAATTAGGAAACTGCGAAATAACACCTTTCGGGTCGTTATTCATCTTTTTGCCTCTGTTCTCATACATCCAAGCGACCAAAGTCAGCATATCATTTCTCAAATCCTGCGGAAGGCTTCCATATCCTGCGGTATAGGTAATCTTGTAAGTACCTGGCAGATATAGCCACAACTTGCCTCCGATGATCTCATAATCCTCATTCTTAGTCAGCAATTCAAAATCATTGATTCCTTCCTTGATATAAACAGAATCAACGCAGACAAGCGGAGAATAAGGCAAATCAACCGCCCAAACGAATGGCTCATAGCCTGTGGTAGTCACATAAGCAGTTAATTGCTTATTTGCAAGTGATCTGCCCGTAAGCTTCTCAAGATGCTCTCTTGCTGCGGTAATCAGCATATCAATCTGCGAATCATCCGTTGTGTAGTCAATCCGCATCCAATTCTTTGCATCGGTACGGCTGACCGGCTCCACTGCCGTGTCCGCTACTGTTACTACTGAATCTATGTATATCGCCATGAGTATACTTTTTCTTTGAACCAACCGGCAAAGGCATCAAGTGCTTTTCTTGGGTCGTGTTCTCTGCTTCTTTTTTTACTTTTTTTGTAGGCTTCAGTGTACTTGGTTTTATCATCAAGTTCACTAATAGCTTTAACCCACGCTTTAACATCATTTCGGTCTTTTATATAGATTGCCGCCTTTCCGCAATTTTCTTGTAGTCCTGGAGTTGGTGTACAAATCACAGGAATACCAGATGCCATCGCCTCAGTTGCCGTTCTGCCCCATGACTCATATTCTGATGGCATCACAAGAATTCTTGTTTTGCCATATATGGAGTGAATATCAGGCGTATTCGGCACATATTTCACATTGGGCAGGCTTGGTGTTATTTGCTCATCATATGACCCTATAACGCCTAAAAACTGCTTGTGTGGCATTGCTCTTGCTATATCTCCAAAGACCTCACCTCCTTTGTTCTTATTCAAGTTAATCAGAGTAATGAATTCGTTCTGCTCAGGGTCTTTGTTCAAGTCGTAGTGGCGATAATCTACCGGAGGCGTTAAAACAAAATTATCAAATTTATATGACAATAACGTTTTTAGCCATTCGGAATTATAAACTATAAATTGCTTTTGCTCGGCATCTATGATTTCAGGATAAGGATGGCTATTGTGAATCATATGGAATACCGGCACTCGGAACATCTTCGCCATATGAATAGTCCACCTTGTATAATCCAAATGAGTGAAGACGGCATCTGCCCACCTGAAAAGTCCTTCAATTACATTCTGATTCGGTGGGAAGATATCCACTCCATCAAAAACGTAGTTATTTTTTATTTTGTACGTATTAGCTTGATGTAAAAGTACACGTACATGATGACCTTTGGCTTGCAATTCTTTTGCCATCCAGTGCGCCATCCATTCTGCTCCTGATGAATGCTTAGGTAAGTATAAGTGAACAGAGAATACTATATTCATACAAGCTTATTTGCACTATCATTAAATAGTGTAGTGTAGTCAGCGAAGTGATCCCATAAGTCGCTTTGATGTGGTTTTTGCCACGCCATCATTGGGGCAATGATGTAAGAATTACCATTAGGTTGGATATGTTCCTTCAGCCAATCGTCAAACATCCATCCGTGATTCTTGTAATCTTTGCAAAGTTTTTTCGGATTATTGTACATTACCGCATGAGTTGTCCATGCAGCGGTAATCCTGAAAAGATGCTCAGAATAACGTTCTACCGGCCCAATGACATTTGCACCTAAATAGCAAAGCTCCCAATCACTTGGAAGCTCACTTATGGCTTTATTGAAATGTTCGCAATTGCGTATCTCCACATCATCCTCGCAAAGAAGCAGAACATCATCATGTTCTGACATGATTTTCATCATGGACTTGTTGAAGGATATCTTCGGCATTGAATCCTCAATCGCATAAAAGGGATGTGCAAATATGCCTAATTTGTAAACCTCTTTCTGTGCTTCAACCAGCCTCTTATTGTGTCGTTCAGTCGTTAGTATCTTGGCAGTCATAGTTTAAAAAAGTGGGGATGGGAAAAACACAACCCACCCCCGATAAGGCATCAAGCATGAAACACTTAGATTGCTCCGTATACGCAAGCGGTAGGCTGAAACTGCAACAGTTCACAACGAGCCTCGCAGCGGAAAGTGATGAGGTTTTTGATCCAGTCATCTTCATTGTACTCGGCAGACCTTACGGACAGACCAGATTGCTGAGCAATTGCAAACTTAGAAGTATCCATGAGATATATCTTCGATGCAGTTACCAAAGCGTGAGGAATAACAGGAACACCAGCAATGCGGACATTACCCATTGCATCAATTGTGGTGCCTCCTGGGATGCTATAGTCAGCCGGTTTCGTTTTCAATAGGCCTGCCCAACCAGCATGTGTAGTCAAGGCAATGTTTGGAGTCCAACCCAAAGCACCCAATTGAGCGTAATAGTCGATGAACTTTTCAGCGGTTACAGTTGCTGAAGTAGAACCGGCAGTTGCAGAAGATGCAATTGCATTCAGATAGTAAGTATCTTCTGCTTTTTGGAAGTCTTCAATCAAAGACTGCTGCAAATAAGCCTGCAAGAAAGGAAGGTCATCAATCATCTGACGAGAAACACGAGCATAACCAGCAATGAAAGACAATGCGGTGTTTACTACTGTGACGTCATAATCCACCTGAGGCTTAGCACTTCCCTCCGTTTGTTTTCCGAAACTACCCTCACCTGTGGGAGTATTACCCCTTGGAAAAGATACTGAACCGGTAGAAACGGGGATGATGTTAAACACAGAGCGAAGGTGTGGATTAACAAAAGACCTCAAGAATGGATTGTCAACGTATGAGGTATAAACAGAACCAGTCAGGTTATTGCTGATGGTCATTACACCAACGGCTTTCAGGTCGATTTCGGCATCAAAACCCTTACCATTACCACGCAATGCTCCTTTGATTTGATCATACCCTTTTACAACGGCATTACCGATTTCGGCTTTGATGTTGTTGATATGCTCGGCATAAGAAGTGGCAACCTTCTGCTCGGTAGCAGATGTCAACTTACCAAGTGCAGCCTTTGCCTCAAGAACTTCTTGACGTGCTTCAGCAACAACTTGGTTATTCTTTGTCAATTGCTCATTGATAGCCTCAACACGGCTTTCAAATTGCTTGGCAGCCTTCTCGGTCGCTGCGCTAACCTCTGCACGTTGCTCGGCCAACTTGGCGGAGAGTGCATCTTCAAACTTTTTTAATTCTTCCATTTTAGATATTTTTTATAATGTTTATAAATGAGTCCACCGGCACTGTTTTCTGTTTTCCCTGCTCAGGCTCCTGCTCAGTAGCCTTCGTGGTACTCATCAACTCCACCGCCTGTGCGAGTTGTCTAACTTTAATCATGCAAAGTTCAATGGTTTCATCCGTGACATCTGCATGACGTATAAACTTTTCAAAGTTACGTATAGTTTCTTTTAATTCTCCTACATCATTTATTGACTTCATATTCACCAGTGGAGTCATCTCATTTGCACCCCAAGCTGTTAGTGATGAACCTTCGAAAAGCATAACCTCATGAATCTCATTTGCACTATCGTTTTTTTGCTCTCTCAGAGTCCTAAAACCGATGGAATGCTCCTTGATGAGATCAGACTCAACCATCTTGATGAAGTCCACACCAAGCTTATGCTTCCCGATTTGTGAGCGGTAGAACAATCCATAATTGTCTTCTTTGAGTTCAAGAATCTTTCCCAAAGGTTGCGAAGGGTCATGATTCATAAGGTGCTTAATTCTTCCTTTTGCTTCCGGCCCCCAATCTTGGATAGACCTTTTAAATGCTCCAGGCATCATGATGTCACCATCAGAGTCTACATTTCCAAATGCGGAGAAATATCCTGATACTATGCCCTGCTTGGCATCAACGTCTTTGATATCCAAAGACTGGAATTTGTAATTGTATATCATACTCTTTTTATTATCGATTTGATTAAGTTTCCTAATTGCCCATTCAATGCCGGCATCTCCTCCCCAAGCGTCCCACATGATGCCACCACAACCTTCATCGTATGGTACATCCTTATTCTGCTGATGGCGTTTAAATGATGCCATTCTTGCTATTGTATCTCGGCTGATGCGTTCCTTGTTAGCCAATTGTCTTGCTCTTGTCCATCCAACAGGAGTACCACAATCGCTGCCATTCTCTTCTTTGTATTTCAATGCCCTCTTTGCATTATTAGTCGCTGCTTCAGGGTAGTCATTATAGGTTTCTTCTTTTAGCACATTGCCAAACTTCGCCTCCTGAATCAGTTCACCTCTTGCTTCAGTATTCTCATTAATGAGTCTGATTTCTTCCTCATTGTTATCGTAATGCTTACCAATTCCAAGGCGTTTAATGGTCTCCCATTTCATTTTACCATTTGTAAAATAAACCCTTGAATGTGGTATACCGATTTCATCCGCAATCTTGTAAACCTCGGCTGATGCTGATGATTGTCTGCGAGTGACAATGTAAACGGTGTATCCTTCATCCTTCAACTGCATTGCTTTCAATTGCCACTTTCTCTGCGTGAGTGTATCATCAAAGTCAAATGATACCTTTTTAGGGTCAACGGCTTTGTGATGATCCATTTCACCATTATGGTCACCTTCCTGCGCTAAATATGCGATATAGGCATCTACGGCGTTGGCTCTCGTGTCGTAAACGCATTGTCCATCTCCAATCCTATATTTTCCGTTATCGCATCTGTATACTGGCATAGTTATCCTATTTGTGGTGCTGATAGTTTAGGTTTCATAATCAGTCTTCCATTGGCATCACGTTTGGGGATAAACCCAACGGTACATCTGCAATTTATTTGGAATCCTGGAGGACTGCTAATATCACCTGGTTGCATTGCCTCAACAAGGTTCTTATTAATGTCCAATGAGGTAAATGGTTCATTGAATCCTTTAACCTGACCATCCATTTCTTTATGGTCATAATTGTTTCTCGGAATCCGTCTCGTCCTATTATCCCTTGCAGAAATCCATTGTTTATCAACCTCAAACGGATGTGCATTAGCACCTTGCATCGCTCCGATGTTGGATGCTCTCATCACCTCAGTCCTTACAATTCTCTTCGCCCTCATTTCAGCATATCCTTGGATATCGGGAACGGTGAGAAATCCTGCGATGTCAGCATCCTGCATAAATAACTTGGCGATTTCCTTATAACCATATCCTTTGATGATGGCATCTTCCACAATCTTCAGCATCCTGTCCTTTGTGGTGGATGTAATCTCAGAAACTAAGATGAATCCTTTCTTCATCAGAAAGTTCAGCACATCTTCAGTCCATTGGCGGTTAAATCCGAATGTCTCACCCTTCTGATTTGCTTCAATTTTGACCGCCCGATAAACCGCATTTCCGAACATTACGGCAGATTCTTTATATAACTCTTCAAAGACCTTAATCAGTTCCTTCTCCCACAAATCAAGTCCTAACCTTGACTTTGCTGCATCTATTCCGTACTCATCAATATCTTTTCCAAACTTTGCAAATTGTTTTAGAATGGAATCCTTTGTCTTCGTTAAATACTTTGCATCAAGTTGCTTTCGCATCCTTTCGAACTTCCTCCAGTATTCCTTTCTCTGCGTTGCGTTCATTTAACAACTTGTTTTTGTAGTGTTCCCTGACTGCATCCATCATTTTCCGTTCAATCGCACAAGTTCTCTCGGCTTCAGTCCTTGGGTACTTAAGCATTACCTCACGCCAAATTTTGGCTATCATTTGGCATAGTTAAGTCCATTGATACTTGTTCCAAAGGAATCAAACCTTGAGAAACATAAGACGAAGCATATACGCCTCCCATTTCCTCATAACCCATTGCATGGCGTTTCTCATCGAATGTCAACCAATCGGCTATCTTCAGCTGACCAACCAGCATTTCCATGTCCTTCTGCAACTCTGGAAGTGCAGTAATGTCAAAGTCTATGTAAACATTCTCCTTGAACCTTGGAACAAGCCATTTATTGAGATCATCACGCAATTGTGCGCATAGTGGCATGATGGTATTAGTCACCAAGTCCCTCATGGCGTTATTGTAGTTGTTGTAGCTTGATGAATCCACATCAAACAGAACCACCGGCAAGCCGAATACCCTACACCACTGGTGAAGGTTCAGCTGCATCGCCTTGACAAGTTCCATATCAACTGAAGACAAGCCAAAGTTCAGGTAGTCCCAAGGAGTCTGAAACACCCCGATTGAGCCTTTGGTATCTTTGTTGTTAATCCTATCATTGACCATCCTTTGCACCAATGATGCCTGCTCTGGTGTCAGTGATGGGATAGAATTATTAACCGCTCTCGGAACAATCGCACCTTTAGCACCTCCATTCGCAGTCATGGCAGCAGAGGCATCTTGGGCGTTATTTGACATCCTGAGCAACTTCCAAGCCGCACGAAGTGGAGACAATCCACGAAGATGACCTCTTGTAGTCTCGTTAAAGTCAGGATTCCATGATTTAAACTGACATACCTGGTCTTTCGGCAAATCAATGCCATTCCCAACCATCAGCTTATATCCAAGGATATTGTAAAGGTCTTTCGGATCAGGATAGATGTCCAAGAACTGTGTCGGAAGTACGTTCATTTCAACGAACTTACCGCCTTGTATTCCACCATCATTTCCATAGATGTCACCCTCACCGGCAAGAATGCGATAGCCGAAAAGGTTCTCCATAAACTGATCCTGCGCTTGCTGCTTATTCGGATTCTCCAAAAGCCGAGCAAGTGGTGAGTCCATCACCATGTTCTCCTCATATGCGTTTTTGCGCTCCATTACGGCACGCTCAAATGCGCCACGCTGATTGAGTCCTTTGCTCAACTGCTTATACCTCGCTAAAGATGTCTGAGCCTTGGCTCCTGACTTCATTGAGTAAACATACCACGGAATAGAGGCGCATTTCCTTGCAAGGAATGAAACAATGCTATAAACATCCGAATTTCCGAGATATCCTTCGGTCACATAGGCTTCCTTGTAATAACCCTGCAAGATGGCACTGTTCACGCCTTGTATCGTTGGTTGGCTTGCCGGGTATGGGTCAAGTCCTTTCTCTCGTTTGAATATGTCAAATAATCCCATTTTATATCATGCCCCAGGTAAGCTGAGGCGCATTTAATTTGGTATAAACGCAATATCTTAGGCCATCGCAAATATGATCATTGAACTTCACAGGCTCATCCAATCGCTTTCCGTTCTTGTCGGTCTTCCACTTGTAGTTACGCAGTTCTTTGATAAGATTAACGGAACTTTCGGTTACAAACAAAGGTAAAGACTTTATTTTTTGTATGCCGGCAAAAACATCCTTGTTGGACGGCTTGGCGTTGTATCCACATCTTACAAGTTCCTCAATTGTTTTCGGCTCTGCAGAGTCGCAGAAGATTTCATCATAGCGAGAAATTCCGCTCAAGTTTATCCGCTCAACCAGGTCATTGGTAGTTAGCTTCGTTTCATACAACACCTCATCAGCGTATATCGCACCATCGTGAAATACGACTTTAACCAATGCAGATGGATTATTAAAGCCAAAATCAAGTCCATAGACCGTTTCCCCTTCAGGAAGTGTTTTGCAAGGTTTCCAATGCGTGTAAATCGTATCGTTCTGATTTCCCTTCTGACCGAGACCATAAACTAACCAATAATTCTCATCAGCATCCTTCAGTCGTTCAATCTCCTCAATCAGTTCTTTAGACAGGAATGGATTGTCTTTGTATGTGGTAATATGGAAGTCAGCATCTTCCCTTGGAATGACCTTGTCAAACACCCAATGGTACTCATCGGATGGGTTATAGTCAAGCACAATTTTGTCCTCAGTACGAATGGACAACTGAATCCAAGCTTCGAAGGACATCTCGGTTACCTCATTCATGAAGAGGTAAGTCCGCTTCCGACCACGAATTTTATGAGGCTGATCAACCGAAACGAACTCAATGAGGTTGCCATTTAGGTTATAAGTCTGCTCTGTCTTGTTATGGTTATCCTCAGAATAAAGGTTCATCTTTAACAGGATTTCGATGAAATCCCTAAGTACAGAACCCTTAATGCTTGGCATTGATTGCCTTACAATGGTCAAAGTTTTTCCTCTCTCCTGAAGGAGTTTAACTATAAACCACAAAATAATATTGTAAGTCTTGCCAGAACGGCTACCGCCTTGCATCACGGTGATGCGCTTATCCGAACCATTGAGTAGTTCGAAAACTTTACTTGTTTGTATCTTTAGCGGTTGCCCCATTGACGATTTCAACGATTAGTCCTGAAATGTTACCCTCAATAGTCTGCTCAATCTTCTTTACAGGCTCTCCGAGATAGTATTTTACAAATAGTTTTATTGCTTCCATGTCCTTCTCCTTAATCTTCTCACCCCAAGCCTTAAAAGCATCAGGCTCAAAAACAGATAGTTTCTCCATCTGTTCCTCCTCGTCCATACGTTTTTTCCTTCCAGCATTGGGCCTCTTTCCGCCCCATCCATTACTGTTCGCCATGATTTACAACTTGTTTATTCAAGGCAATCGCCTCCATGTTATGCGTGAATCCATTCTTATCCACTTGCTCCCTTTCAAAGATGCGGAACTTTAACCATCCGTTATTGTCATTTAGAGACGCCATAAAGGCCGTAAAATCATCTCGGTGGATGTTTAGTAACAAATTGCCGTCCTTGTCAGATTTGCGGATATAAAAGCCTTTGCGTTGCATATAAACAAAATTAGGATTATTCGCAAAAAGAGGGGATAAATATTTTGATGGGGGTAAGAAGGGTAAGAAGGGTAAGAACTTTTCAAGTCTTATAAAGTTCCTATAATATATACCCACCCTATACTCTATATACTATAAATATATTCATATACTTTTATAGATATTTATCTTACCCTTCTTACCCTTTTCGTCTGAAACCATTGTCTGTATTGAATTTGAAGGGGGTAAGATAGCATCATTTTATCTTACCCACATCTTACCCATCTTACCCATTTTTTACGATTTTGGCGTTATTTTGTATTTCCACAACTTGTTTTTTTTCAATCTTAAATATCCAAGTTCATTTAATGTCATCCCCATTTTTCTTGGATACAATTGTATTTTCATCTTTTCATATATAATTGCAATGATTTCGGTATTTGTTAAATAGCTATATCCATCATGATTTTCAGGACTATGAAATAGTTTTTCGAGGCATTCTTCTTCCCGATTTGGTTCTGAATTCCTTCCGTGAGTGTATTCCTTGATTAAATCTATCATTATATCATCAAGTTCGGCAACATACCCCTCTTTGTGAAGATGTACAAGTTGGGCGAATACTTGCTCTTTATCAAGACTATTGTAAAGTTCATAATTGAACTTTCCAGTTACTTCAAGTACCAATATCCTACGGTTACCCGTTATATCGTTGAGGATTTGCGTTTCGTTTGTAGTTGCGCAAAGAGTAGCAATACGCTTCATTTTTATGTTCTGCCTTCCGTATGGCTCTCGAAGGTCGAAATGGGGAGCAGAAAGCATCCGTTTGATGTTTTTTGCATCTTCCTTCAGTTTACCACTATATTCATCGTCAAGAATCAGCAGTTTTTCGCACATTAAAATTTGGTCATCCTTTCCATTATCCAATTGAGAAAGTCCAAAATATCTTTTCAATTGTTGTGGAAGCAATTGCTTAAAAAATACTGATTTACCTGTATTCTGCTTACCAGCAAATATCAATTGCAGTATATTCGGATTATCAGTGTAAACGGATTCAATTATTCCAAGAAGCCAAGATCTGACCGCAGAATAACGGTATGCTTCATCACCAGTATCTGATGTAATTGAATTAACAAGGTCTTCAATCCTATCTTTACCATCCCATACAATTGAATCAAAATAGTCCTTTATAGGATTGTACAATGGTGTAAAATGACTAAATATAATACTCAAAAACATATCATTTGACAACTTCTCAAATGCTTCCTTTGCTTCAAGATAAATGGTGTTAAAGTCTTCGGTGTTCATTTCTCTGCCTTTCCACTCATACTTTCTTGTAACCTCATTTTTCTTGATTTGATACTTTCGCAAGAACATTTTAACTGATTCAATATCAAGCTTATTTGGCTTTTTTTCTTCTTTTTTAGGTTGATTTATTACTGTTTTAATTATTGCTTCATCAGGTATCAATCCCTCATTTTCAATGATTTTTATAGCATCTTCTATTGAACCGCCAGTAATTTTAGCAAGTTCAGCTGCTTTCATCATCTTTTTTTCATCTTCAGTAAAAACCTCTATTCCATTAAATAGTGCCTCATTGTAAAATGTTTTTATAGTTGCTATTTTTTCCTTGTTAGTATCATACTGACAACAAAGATTATATTGTTTTTCACATTCTTCTTTAGTGTATTGAGGTGAAAATTGACTAATAGTCAAAAAATGTTCTAAACCGTATTTTCCATATTGATGCGCAATAGCAAAACCTAATCTTATCCATTGAGTATAATTTCCAGTAATATCAATTCTTGCTTTTTCTATATTTCTTAAAACAAAATCAAATCTTTTATCTGAGTGAGGTATTCTATCATTTGACTCTGTATGTGAATTGGTTTTCACATATTTCTTAAATACTTTAGATTTCTCATTTAGATATAAATCAGGGTCAAATGAAACATATCTAATTCTGGAAACATTTTTACAAGATTGATCTACATTAGCTTTATAAGTATCCCAATAATACTGAGCAAGTCCAAGAAAAGCATCTATATGTCTTTTGCCTTCAATCTTTACAATAGCACAAAGACCAGTATGAGAAACTGATTTAAATACTGAAAATGTATATGGGTCATTTTTTAATACATTGAAAAACCCTTGTATATTTTCAACCTTGTCAAAATCTATACCAATAAGATTTGAATGCTCAATTAATGAATCATTTTTTCTACCTACATCAAACCTTCCGGAAATGGTATAATTCGGAAGTATTTTCTTCATATCTCTTCTTTTTATTTCATCAGGTTGATTCATTATTGGAAGACATTCATCCTGCCATCTTCCTGTTTTTATACCCGATAAAATTGCGAAAATGTCTTCTGTAACAACAGATTTTGTGTCGAATCCGTTCTTGTATGTT